TCAGCAAAAAGAAAGAAAAGGATGGAACAGAAGTGGTCGGCAATATTATCAAGGCTAAGACTGCTAAATCGCGTTTGAGTAAGGAGAACAAAGATGTTGAAGTCCGTTTGTATTATGATGAGCGCGGCCTTGATCGTTACTATGGTCTTCTGGAACTTGGTGAGGTTGGTGGACTCTGGAAAAATGTAGCAGGACGTTATGAGATGGATGGTAAGAAAATCTATGCTAAGCAAATCCTTGCTAATCCAGAAGAGTACTTCACTGAAGAAGTGATGCAGAAACTTGATGAGATTGCAAGAGAGGAGTTTAGTTACGGTAAATGATTAAAGTTTTAAAAACTGGAATCAACGTATCTAAAGTTGTAGAACAACTCAAGAAATATCCACAAGACTGGGACCACCAAAAACATCTTAAAGATTCTCAGTCTTTGGTTGATAGGGGATTTGCAGACTTGCCAGTAAGTGCCCTTCAACTTATAATGGGCGGAGTTAAAAGCAAAGAAGACTTTGTTGGAGACTCTGAAATTAATATCAAGACTCCTGCATACGAACATCACAGCGAAATAAGAAAGATTATACGTAAGCACTTTGGAAATGTAAAATTACATCGTTGTGGATTTCTTTCTTTGCCTGTCGATGAAATCGTGGGAGCACATGTTGATGAAGGAACTTATTATCTAACAAGAGATAGATACCATCTTTCTATTCTTGGTAGATATCAGTATTTCTGTGGAACAGACACAGTAATTGTTGAACCAGGAACTCTTCTATGGTTTAATAATAAATTACCTCACGGCACCGTTAATATTGGTGACGAGACTAGAATAACGTTTGTATTTGATATACCTAATGGACAAAGTTGAGTTTCTTATTCTTCGTAATCTTTTGCATAATGAAGAATATGTTCGTAAAGTAATTCCATTTCTTAAGTCTGAATATTTTGAGGATACGAATCAAAAAATTGTATTTGAAGAAATCTTAAAATTTATTCAAGAATATAATGAACCAGCAACAAAAGAGGTTCTCTGCATTGAAGTAGAAAAACGTCAAGATATTAATGATACTTCTTTTAAGGAAATTACTCATTTGATCGGATGTCTTGATGATATCCCTGCAGAGTTCAATTGGTTGGTTGATACGACGGAAAAGTGGTGTCGTGATCGTGCCATCTATCTTGCACTTATGGAATCTATCCATATTGCAGATGGAAAGGATGAGAAGAAAAATCGTGATAGTATTCCTAGCATTCTTTCCGATGCTCTAGCAGTATCTTTTGATACTCACATCGGACACGATTATTTGCTAGACTATGAGCAACGTTATGAGTCCTATCATAAGAAGGAAGACAAAATTGAATTCGATCTCGAATACTTTAACAAAATCACAAAAGGTGGTTTACCTAATAAGACTCTCAACATCGCTCTTGCTGGTACGGGTGTCGGAAAAAGTCTCTTTATGTGCCATGTTGCTTCTTCCGTCTTACTGCAAGGCAGGAACGTTCTCTACATCACTCTTGAAATGGCGGAGGAGCGAATTGCTGAGCGAATTGATGCCAACCTTCTCAATGTCCCGATTCAGGATATTGCAGAACTACCAAAGCAGATGTTTGAGAACAAGGTTACCAATCTTGCAAAGAAAACTCAGGGTACACTTATAATTAAAGAGTATCCTACTGCTTCTGCACATGCAGGTCACTTCAAGTCACTTCTTAATGAACTTGCACTTAAGAAGTCATTTAGACCTGATATTATTTTCATTGATTACCTTAATATTTGTTCTTCCAGTAGGTATCGGGGAAATAGCAACATCAATTCTTATACTTTCGTCAAAGCAATTGCTGAGGAACTTAGGGGGCTCGCTGTCGAGTTTAATGTCCCAATTGTCTCTGCTACCCAGACTACCCGCAGTGGTTATGGCAGTTCTGATGTTGAACTTACTGATACTTCTGAATCCTTTGGTTTGCCTGCTACTGCTGACCTTATGTTTGCCCTTATTAGCACTGAAGAGTTGGAGGGACTTGGACAGATTTTAGTGAAGCAACTGAAGAATCGTTATAATGATCCAACCATTCATAAGCGTTTTGTGATTGGTATTGATAGGGCAAAGATGCGTCTTTATGACTGCGAACAATCTGCTCAACAAGATATCCTTGACAATGGAAAGGATGAAGAGTATGATTATGAAGAAAAGAAACCTAAAAAATCATTTGAAGGATTTAAATTCTAATATGACTAAAGTTATTGATAGTGATAAGTACATTGAGTTTGTGCGCCAAACCACAAGTCCTGCCAGCAGTGACTTTGCACAACTTCTTGCACGAATGACAGAACTTGAAGCAAATAATGACGCTGATGTTCCCCGTCTTCTAACTGCTGCTCTTGGTATGACTGCTGAGGCAGGTGAGTTTACTGAAGTTGTAAAGAAAATCATTCTCCAAGGCAAACCTTATAATGAAGAGAATGTCTTTCATATGAAACGTGAACTTGGTGATATCTGTTGGTATCTTGCTCAAGCGTGTATGGCACTTGATACAAACTTCCGTGAGATTATGGAAATGAACTATGAGAAACTGAGTGCCCGTTATCCTGAAGGTGCATTTGATGTTTATCGTTCTGAAAATCGTGTGGAGGGGGACCTGTGACTAAAGAAAAACAAGTGACAGTTAAAATGAATGCTCGTGCTGCAGCAGCAGTTCGTCAAGTTCTGTTTGATTCCCAAAAAGGATACACTTATGATGAAGTAAGTGTTCCCCCTCGTATTGCTGATATTCGTTCGGTTATTCAAAGTATTGATGACAATCTTGGTTCTGTTCTTGGTGTTGAATAAATACTTAGAAAACGACAATGTACTTTTCTGAGTGGAGAAAACTTCAAAGAGACAGTGAGATGTTTAACATTTCTCTGTCTTTTGTTGCAGAAGGAATATCAAAAGAAAATTTTGAGCAAGTAATTCACTCTTTTCTTCCATTTGCAAAAAAAGAACTTGGAATTAAAGAACTTCCAAAAATACATTTTGTTGATGATCCAAAGTTTGCAAAAAGAATTGCAGCATTTGGGCAAATTAAAGATAACCGTATTGTGATCGATATTCAAGGTCGTCATATGATAGATATTTTGAGAACCGTTGCTCACGAGTTAACACATTATCGTCAACATAGAACTGGGGTACATGGTAATAGTGCTGCAGGAACTCCAACTGAAAATGAAGCAAATAAACTTGCAGGAACAATTGTAAGAAAGTTTGGAGAAAAGCATTCCAATTTATTCACACTTCCCTCTGTAAATGAGGCAAGAAAGAAAAGAAAGAAAACTATAAATATTGATTCTGAGCATTATCCGATGGAACTGGTTTGATTTATAAATACCTAAAAAAGTATTTTTAAAAATGTACTCTAAAGAACTACGCGGTTTGCTGGAAGCATACTCTGAAGTTTATGCTCCTCTGGAAGAAATTGAAGAAGCAGTAAAGGGTGAACCTTTAGAGAGAAGAAAAGATCTTGCTGCAGAAAGAAGAGCGGGACATAGACCACTTCCCGCAAAGGAAGGTGAGAAATATGCCAAGTATAAAATGGCACAAATGGATTATGCAAAACGCAAGAAAATGGAAGAAGAAGTGGACATCTTTGATACTGTTCTTGAGTTTCTTCAAACTGAAGGATATGAGAACCCAGAGCAGATGATGACTGAACTTTCATCTGAAGAGATTGATGCTATTTTAGAAGCATCATACTCAGCAAAGGCAGCAAGAGCAGGTAAGGATATTGGTAAACCTGGTAAAGCATTCGCAAAGATTGCTGCCTCTGCTGGTAAGCGTTATGGTTCCAAAGAGCGTGGTGAAAAAGTAGCAGGAGCAGTTCTCTCAAGACTTCGTGCTAAGCGTGGTTGATAAATAAATCGGAAGGTTGCTCTAACCCCTTGACTTTTTAGTTGAGGGGTTTTATAATATCTACATTCGGGGAATTAGCTCAGTTGGTAGAGCACCGCCTTTGCACGGCGGGGGCGAGGGGTTCGAGTCCCCTATTCTCCATTCTAAATACAAATAAAGTAGTCATCAGAAAATGACAGATACTGAAGTATTACTTGCTATAAATATTGCGTTAAAAAATTATCAAACTAAAGTCGTTAAGGCAGAAGCTCAAGATTCTATTTCAAAGGAACTTAAAAAAAGAAAAATTGATTTTGTTAATGAGATCGATAAAAGTGAATCCTCATTTCCTGTAACTAAAATAGAGTTAAAAAAATCAAAATCAATAATTAAGTTAATCTATAAAAAAGGTGCAGGCGGTGGATCTGGTGCAGGTGCTGCAGTAACAAAACTTGCTGAATCTTCTCAAGCACTATATGCTTCTCTGGCATTTAATGTATTGAAGAGGGAAATTACTAATAAAGATCTGACCAAAGAAAACTTTAAAAAAGCACTCGCAACTGCAGATACTGATGAAAATTTTGATAAAATGATAAATGATTTACCAGATGATTGGATCGAATCATCCATCGCTGGTGCTAATGCTTTATATCGAGAATACGGAAAAAGTGGTAAATACACATTTCACAGGGGTTCTAAATCAGTAGAGATTATAGAAAACTCATTTACTAAAATTAATAGAGAGGAACGTGCATTTGGGAACCTGAATAAATGGAGTCCAGCTGATATATACATGATATCTGATACTTCGGCAGTAAGAGACATATCTGAAGAAAAAACACTCAAAGGTCTAAATGAAAAGATGTTTGAGTATATAAAAGACAAGAAAGTTATAGGCGTATCTCTAAAAAAGAATGAGACTGGAAAAGCAAAGATAACGCAAAAAAACTTTCCTACAGATAAGAAAATAGTGACTGCATCTTTTAAAGGAACAACAACTACTTTGGATGCGATGGATGGATATATTCAGTGGGGAACTGTCAATAGTGAAAAAATACAATTTAGAAGTTTTGGTGGCGAAACTTCCTTAACTGGTTGGCAAGGTGAAATAAAGGGAGCGTCTGCAAATCAAGGAAAAGTTTCTTTAGGTCCATTAAATTACATTCTAAAAAGACACGGATTTAAAGAATTGCCATCATCTCAAGAATCTGCTAAATTGGCAGAACAAAATACAGAAAAGCACGCAAAAGATATAGCAAAAATGATGGTGGAATATGGATTGGTAAAAAGTGGTGATCTTGAACCCATGACTAAAACAATCCAATCCAAATCTAACAAATACAGATATTCTAAGTATTTGGTTATGAAGTTACTTCTAACAATGAAAAATGCAAGCAAGGATAGGGCAGATGAAGTTGTAAAAGACATATATTTGTATGCTAGTTCTCAAGCAAGTTTCTCTGCACCCTACATAAAGTTAGAATAATAAATATAAGTATATCAAAACACAATATGAAGAGTTTTTTAAATTTTTTATC